TAATACGGCTGAGGTGAAAGCGGCTGAGGAACGGCACCGGAAGGCAGCGGTCCTAGCAAAAGGGCGGCAATCAACCCTCCTAACAGGTGGTCGGGGGGTCGAAGAGACTGCGACAGTGGGGCGGAAGACATTGTTGGGCGAATAAGGGGTCAACCATGAAAAGACAATTGTGTTTGATAATATTAGTTCTATTTACGGCTCTTAGCATCTTGGCTTTTAAGGGCATCGAACCCTTCCCCCGCGCCGGCGGCGGCCATGCGATGGTAGAGCAAAGGGAAGCACAGTATCAGCAAGAGCAAATGAACCGGCGGCAGCACGAGATGGATCTGCGGATGAGGCAGCAGGAATCGGACCGAGTTATGCACGACCTACAGGAAAGCGGCAGGCGCAATGAGCGGCTTCACAAGGGGTTTTCTTTTGACGACTGAGTTTTCCCATACGATGTCGCAGGGGGCCTGTTGTTATCGGATACAGGGCAGTTTGGGTTAAGGGCTGTCAAAGGAGCCGGCGTAATGAGCAAAGTTAGATGCAAAATGGATTTAAGAAAATACATACCGCCCGTCAGGAGGAAATCCATTGAGATACCAAATTTTCCTAACGGCTTCGTTGAATGCGCCGAGTGCGGCGCTAAGTACGACTCCCTCGTGGTCTATGTGGTATCTCACACGGCCCCTGCCTACGAGTGGATAGGGGAGTGCGGCCATGCCCGGCTTAAGTGGAAGACTGCCCCGGCAGCAAGTGGCGCATCAAAGGCATTTGATAACGTGGATGACCTTATAACAGATTTAAGGAATTAAGTTAATGCCAACCTATAAAGAATATTATTTTGAATGTTGTAGACAAAAAAGGGGCGGAACTTATATCATAGATAAAGGATTTGATTTTACTTGTGCGCAATGTGGTTTTAGAATACAAGAAGTTCCCGATAAAGATGGTAAGATGATTCTTAGAACATTTCCAGCCACAGAAATAATAATTCCTGATATAGAAGATAGGCTTAATAAAGATGTGTAAATGACAAACAATGAAAAATTGAAAAAACAATAAAGATGGGTTCACCCAAAGGTTGGCCAACCTGAAGGTGACGCAAGCAATAAGAGAGGGCGGCAATCCGGTGCCGGGTCACTGGATTTATCGCCCTTTCTTATTGGCCCTGGAGCAGAGTAAATGGCAACCGAAGCAAAGACCATAAAAGATAAATTCAGTCAACTGGAAAGTGACAGGGGGACATATTCGGCCCACCTTGATGAATTAGTAGACAACCTGATGCCGTTCCGCCAGAATTATAATAGGCGTGAAACCGGTGCAAAGAAATTGGAAAAGATATTAGATAGTACTGGAGTGCATGGTCTTTTATTGTTTGCCGCTGGGATTATGGGCAAGATGACTAATGCGGGGTCTGATTGGTTTGACATTACAACCGAGATAGACGAATTATCAGCAATAAATGAAGTCAAGCTGTGGTTAGATAAATTAAAGAGCGCGTACATTAATATATTCAATAAGAGCAATTTTTATGCTCAACTTCACGAATGTTATATAGATATAGGTGGTTTCGGTATGGGTCCGTTTAGTTGTTTGGAGCACCCCAGGACTCTTTGCTATTTCAAAGCAATAAGTCCCATTGAGACTTATATTAGCGACAATCGGTATGGTGAGGTCGATACAGTTTATCGGCTGTTTACAATGACGGCCCGCCAGATGGTACAGCAGTGGGGTGAGGCGAAGCTGTCCGACTCCGTACAGGTTGCCGCTAAAGACAAGCCGTTTACCACCTTTGAGATTATTCACGGCATTTATCCCCGCAATGACCGGCAACCTGGCAAAGAAGATAAGGTAAACAAGCCGATTGCGTCCTGTTATATCGAAAGAAACTCCGTTACCTTGTTATCTGAATCCGGTTTTGAAGACATGCCCATTATGATACCGCGGTTCTTTATAGCTTCTGGTGAGGTTTATGGACGTGGCCCAGGCATGTTGGCGCTCCCTGATGTTAAGATGCTGAATCGGATGGAGAGCGACATCCTAAAGGCAGGGCAAAAGAAACTGTCGCCGCCCCTGTTAGTGCCTGACGATGGTTTTATGGGGCCGTTAAAGCTGATTCCTAATGGTTTGAACTTTTTCCGGTCTGACAGGCGCAGCACGATGCAGGACAATATCGGGGCGTTCCCGGTCCCTGATGACCTTGGGTACGCTGAGGAAAAGTTAAAGCAGAAAAGGGATCAGATACGCAGCATATTCTATAACGATATGCTCCAGACGTTCCACGATGCCCAAATGACGGCCACTGAGGTTTTGAAGTTAGCAGAGGAACGGTTGCAGTTGTTGGGGCCTTTTCAGGGCAGAATGAACTCAGAACTATATAACCCGACTTTTGATCGGGTATTCGGGATCATGTTGCGTAATGGAGCGATGCCGGCTCCGCCAGAGATTATGATGGGCCAGTCGTTAAAGATAAATTATATCAATCCGCTATCAAAGGTGCAGAGGACAACAGAGGCGGATGGTATCGCCCGGACGTTTGCCTTTTTAGCGCCGTTGCACCAGGCCGGGCTCCCGGTAATGGATAATCTAGATATAGATGGGGCTATCAGGGATTTTGCTGAGATTAGTGGGTTTCCGAGTAAACGGATTAACTCAACTGACATTATAGAACAGACCCGGAAAGCCAGAACAGAACAGCAAGCGGTGGAGGCGAAGGCGGCACAGGCGGCGCAGATAGCAGAGATAGCGACTAAGGCGGTCCCGGCACTGTCCAAGGGTGCAGAGCCAAATAGCCTGATGAGTGCGCTTATGGGCGCAGGTGGGGAGGAATCGGGGGGACTAGCGCAATGATTTTCTTCCAATACGATACGATAGCTACCCAAGCTATTGATTTAAAAGAAATACTAAATGCCAAAGCCAAAGAAGGTTGGGGCATTGATAGTTGGAAATTAGTGGGCAGTCAATTAGGTGTATTTGTGATATTAAGAAAGGAAATTACAAGGGCTGAAATGATCGGAATATTAAGAAACGACATGAGAAAATTAGATAGCAAGGACCCCAGGTATGGTAGATTAAAAGTTTTTTACGATAAATTGATAGATGAAGAATATCCAATTATTAAAATAACACCGGACAAATAAGATGTATATATATGAAACTCAAATAATTAAAGCATTAGACTTAAAAGCAGTTTTAAATGATTGGGCTAAAAATGGGTGGAGGGCTATCTCTTGTTTGTTTATGCCGAATCCTTCGTCAGTTTTGGTATTATTAGAGACAGAGGTTTTAGTAGTCGATAACATCCCGGTGCCAAAGCCGAAAGTACCAGTAAAAAATAAACGCCCTGGCCGCAAACCTGGGAGCAAGAATAAGGCAAAAAAGTGATGGCTATTACGAAGGAATCTATGACCGACTTAATTTGATTAACTTAGACGCAAAACCGTTGAATTATATTGAGTTTAGGTAATGTCAGAAATTACCATATCAGATGTATCCGATGAGGATAAAAAGCCTAAGCGCACGGCATTACAAGCTAACTACGCAGCCATATTCAGTAGTCAGGCTGGTGCGGAAGTGCTGTTTGACATTCTCGGTTATGCCGGGGTTGAATCAATAAATAATGCAACTGAAGCCATTACAATGGCGAAATTCGAGGGAAGACGTGCAGTTGGTTTATTTATTCTTCATCAGATAGGATCGTGGAGGCCAATTGGAGCTGAGTCAGAATTAATCAATAATGACTAATCAGGAGGATTTATGCCAGACGAATATTCCCCCCAGGACAAGCCTGGATTAGGGACCGACACCAAAGATACTGAGGCTCCGTCGAAAGCAGGCGCAGAGGGCGGTGAACAAGCCCCTAATTTCAGGGACAGCTTTTTAAAAGACACGGACCTTTACGATAATCCGAGTCTATCTACGTTCACCGACCCGGTTGCCCTGGCGAAAGCCTTTGTTGAGACTAAAGCTCTGGTAGGGAAGAAGGGACTCATCCTCCCAACAGAGAAAGACCCTCCCGAAAAGTGGGATGAGTTTTACAAAGCCCTTGGGCGCCCTGAAACGCCGGACGGTTATGAGATTGTCAAACCGGAAGGTTTGCCAAAAGAAATGCCTTACAGCGAAGAGCGTGTAGGGGATTTCAAGATACTCGCGCACAAGATAGGGTTAAGCCCGACTCAGGTTAAGGAACTCGTAAACTGGCAAACCGCGGAAGCATCAAAAGAGTTTTCGGCTTTCCAGGGGCAGTTTGTCCAGGTAGACGGCCTCGGCCTGGTTCCTAAACAATGGATAGAAGACCATAACAAGGCGGTGGATACGTTCAAATCAGAGCTTGGCGATAAGTATGAGATGCTGATGAAGAAGGGTGCTATCGCCGTTACGAAGTACGGAGGGCAGGAGTTAAAGGACTTTGTTGACAAGACAGGATTTGGAGATAACCCGGCGTTTATCCGGGCCTGGCTAAAGGTGGCTGAGGCGACCTTGACCGAGGATGACTTGGTTGAGTCCACGTCCGGGTCTATGTCCCGGAAGGACAGAATAGCCGCTATCAATAGCGACCCGGCACTGTTGGATACCTCTAATTTACAAAAGCAAAGGGCGCTGGTAGCGGAACGCAACAAGCTTATTGATGAAGAATACGCTGAATCAAAAAGATAAGGCGACAGATGGTCCGACACCGGGGTTACTGGCGGTTCCAGGATGCTGGCCCGGCCCGGAGGCCATTAAATTCCGAAAGGAATCCGGGCAACATTGATTTAAAAGAGGCTATCAGAAATTATCCTGATCTCTTGTAAATAAAAGTAGCACCGCAGTTCGGACTACCTCGTAAGAGGCCCGGTTGAGCAAGTAGCAACTGAGGCCCCGCCTATCATGGCGGACTAGCCGAGAAAGCAGCATTACTAATTTTCGGAGGTTCGTCATGTCTGACATCACCACTGCATTTGTAAAAAAGTTTGAAGCCAATATTCAGCTTACCGTCCAACAGCTTGAGTCGTATTTTCAGGATAAGGTGACGATCAAGCAGATTTCGCCGGGCGCAAAACTGTATATGGACTACATCGGGGAGTTCACCCCCCAACTCGTTACCGGGCGCAATTCTGACACGCCGTGCCTGATCCCGGACCATTCCAGGCGGCGCATTAATGCCCGGACTTTCGTTTCTGCTACTTTGATTGACCCGCCCGATGCCGAGCGCATGTTGTCGGACCCCGCCAGTCAGTATATGATCGGGTTCCGCGCCGGATTTAAGCGGAAAATCGACATCGATATCGCTGCCGCCGCTATTGGCGATTCTTACAGCGTTGTCGGTGAAGATCTCACGGAAACCGCCATCCCCCTGCCTGCTACTCAGATTGTGCCCGAGACCGGCACGGTGGGTATGACCCTGCAAAAAGTTCGGCAGGCGCTCCTGATCTTCAACAGAAACGATGTCCCCGTGGACGACCCAAAGTGGTTGGCGTTGTCTGCCCAGGCCATTTACGACCTGCAAGGCGAAGTTGAGCTCACTGAAGCCGAGCAGGGAGCGTTGAAAATCATTACCACGGGCAAGGTT